TTAGCGCTAGGCATGGTTGGTATCCTTAGTGTTGTACGGCTTGGAGCTGCATTATTTTATCTTCAAGTGCTTTCATTTTCAAATCGATAATTTTCATATCATGATTATAGTCGTCAATAAACGACAATTTGTCCCCGGGTGACCCGTATTGCGTGAGTCCATAATTTGGGGTGTGTTGCATACTGGGCATACTATTAGTCCTTAAGCCATAGAATATCGTCGCGGGTAATATCACCAACAACAGTATTAACTTTATTAGTACTATGCAGGTCAAATACGCGCGGATTAACACCGAGTGCGTCAAATTGCGCGGGGGATAATTCGAGATTATCAAAATCGGATACAAACAGCCCGTAAGTCCGGTCGGCGTCATACATGTCATCGAGCGCGCGCTGGAGCGCTACCTGCTGGCCGTACACTGACCACACCATAATATTATCGCTAGCCGCGGCTTGCTTAATCATGGCGATAAGATCATCACGGAGGTTAGCCATATCGAGCAGCATCCCCGCTAACGTATCCTGCATGGTCTGCACACCACCGTCAATAATGGTCATATCACTATCGACGTCCGACTGCACTGACTGAATGTGTGCCACAACCTGATTCACGTAATCGAGCAATGTGAGCGTGTCGCGGTAGTTAAACGGCTGTGTTGAGCCGACTCGCTCAAAAGCCGGGGGCCGCGTCGTAGGCCATAATGTTTCACTGGGTAACATGCATATACCCCTTTCGAGTGCTTAGAATCTTATTCCAGTATACACGTCCGGCCCGCCATATCGCCGCCATGTCATGCGGGTAGGTGTGCCAACTACCCGCATAAAGAGCGGGGCCAATTCCTCTACCACCATCATGTCGACGTTAAGCATTGCTGACCTCCATGCGGTGATAAGCTGCGCTCCACTCATGCCCGCATAGCCGTGACTATGGACGGTACCATTACCCGAGTCAGACTGGTGGGTAAAATCAGTGGTATTGCTGCCACTGCTTGAGCTTGTCGCAGACTGCGACCCGGTGGTATTCGAGTCGGTATCCGAGTTGGTTTGGTCAGCGTTAGTCGCATACTGGAGAAAATCAGCGAGCCGAGTTTGCGGGAATTCACTGTGTACTGTGGTGGCGCTTGAATGAGTTTTAGTGGTCGTGTCACTAGTCGTATCGTTTTTACCCGTCTGTTCTGCGCTGCTCTTGGCAGACGATTCCGAGGTCTGCGTTTGGTTCGAATCATTGTACAAATCTTGGGTAAGCATCGGATCGAATTTGGTCTGCTCAGACACGTACAACTGATTATAATAGGGCATGATTTCGTTCATTTTACGCCCCAAATTAAACGTAAACATTTGTGGCGTTTCCACGCCAATTTCCCTGAAAATGTAGTGTTCAATAATTTTGCGATTAAGCCTATTGCGGTATGCCTCATCAAAAATAGGATACTTGTCTAGATGTAATGATGCGTCATTATCGTACCCGAGGGCTACAAGGTGTCCCAATTGCGTGGTGTAATCCGCATGAAACTCGGGCATGGCAAGATCGCTATATGCTCCGCTATTATTCATCGCTATCATCCTCATTCGTGTTTAAAATTCCACCACTTGTAGTGTCCGACCAATCAACACCAATATCATGCAAAGCGGGCCACAACAGTTTAATGGTGTCGCACGCCTGTTGGCGGGCTTTCAAAAAACTCAATCTAAAAATGTTGGTTTTCTCCGAACCGGCCGCGACCTCCCCAGTTAAGAGTCGTTCTTTTTTCTCCGTATTACTGTTTTGAATACCCATGAAGCTCATGCATTCATTCCAAATCTGTGCCTTATCCGACAGCAATTTATCAGACAAATAGGGCGTAGTATTAGGAAACGACTGGAATTGCGAGCCTAAACCGTCACCATAGACGAGAATAGCGGGAACGCCATCCTGTTTCTGCTTGATCATGTTCTCAAGCGTTAATCGTTGGTTTTCATCCTCCACAGTGACGATAAGGGGGATGCTCATGTTGTCTAAATTCACGTCCAATGCCCTGTCGACCATGGCTAACCGCTGCGCGTATAACGTGATAATATCGTTAAATGGTTGCCTAATGAGATTATCCCAAATCGGCACGCACTCTTTAGAAGTCAATGTTTTATAACTGTAATTGTTAGCCACGGGGGTGAATTCGGTCGCGTTAAAATACGGGTTAACGTTGCCCTGATATGATGCCGACGTGACCATAAACCGGTGCATGTTTTTACGAATATCGGGGAAAAATAGCACCATGCCCTGCTCCAATAGCATTAATTCGAGATACCGGGAATCAATGCCGTTAGGCAGTCCCCGCCACGTGAAACGGGACACGGCCAACGATTTGAGTAGCTTGGCGTACATGTCGATACGCGCCGACTGCATGAGTACAGCCCCGTCGCTCAATCCGGCCGTGGGGCGGAATGCCGCCACTGCTTGCTGATACGCGGGATTAGCGTTGCGTATTATGCGTTTCGTGTTTGTGCTAGCCATATTAATATCGTACTCCCGTCAATGGATTATTATCAGCATAATCAATAGCACCAATATCATCGGGATTATTCCACACGGTCACGCCTTTCTCAAAAATACCCTTAATGGCTAATTTAAACTCTTCAGGGCATGTGCTTGACCTAATATAGAGTTCATGCATTTTCCAAAATGTAAAATGCTCCATAGTCTGCCATGACTCGGGTGGTTTCAAAAAGCGTTGCACATAGTAGCCGTAGCGGAGCCAGTATTCGCCAATATCACGCATAGCGGCGGGCATGATCTGACGATATCGCCGCCAAATACGCCACCTATTCGACGCATACAAGAGCACATCACCCCCCATTTGCCCGGCCACATTAGGTGACATGAGTGCCGTATCCTGTATTTTCGCGTTAATGCCCGCAATAGCGTTAGCATAGTCGCCGGATGCCACAGCCGTCGCCATGTTCCGGTTCATGTCCGCAAATTGGAGCGCCTGCTGATTACTCAAGCCGGTCTGCTGACTCGCGTAACTGTTGGACTGCGAGGTCTGCGCGTTGGTCGTATCGACCGTGTTACCGAGCTGGGCGGCGCGTGTCTGATTGCCTTGATTGTACGTCGCATTATTGGCATACGCGCCAATGCCGGCACCTACGGCGGCACCAATCGCCCCACCGATATTGCCAGTAGCGGCATTGCCGAGCACATTAGCCACACCCCCGCCGATAGTGTTGAGCTGTTGCATACCGTAGTCAAAATTAGCCTGATTTTGCGCAATATCTGTCGAACGTGTCGCAGACTGATTGCTAATACCTGCCATGGCGCTACGATTACGATTACCGAGGCCCGTCTGTTGTTCTGCATACCCGGCTGACAATTGTGCCTGCGCGTACGCATTATTAATGCCCATGGAGGTTTTTTGCTGGCTCCAGTCGGCTGTCTGCCTCTGATAGTCAATGCTATGAGCGTTGGACGCGAGGTAGACCTGCCCAGCATTATTGACCACGGCGAGAGACGGGTAATCGACAACGCCGATAGTACTGTTGAGCATTTCGCCGCGCTCCTCGCGCATCACGTCGCCACCATTGTCACCACCATGGAGCGAACGCACATAAAATGCGGCCCGTGGCGTTGGCGGCCCATAGTAGGCCACTTCATGCAAGGTAAGATTATTCTGATAAATATCCTGCGGCCTGATAATAATGCTATTCCCGTTCATAAGCGTGAATTCAATCCACGCATACGGGAATGTTCTGAACTTTTTCAGATTCTTATACCTGTCAGGTATGATAAAATTGTTCCTAAAATCAACATCCGTGGCAATATCTTTATCGACATCAACTTGCCCCATTTGAATAGTATACATTTCGATATCAACGTTAGATTTCCCAAACGGCACCGTGCGTGTGAGGCCGGGATTACCTGAGAATTGAATATCGTTAGGAATCATATATATTTTCTGTATGTTTTGCATAATCCACGGATAATTAGCACCCATTTTCATAAACACGAAAAAGTCCGTAACGGTTTTAAACAGGTACATGTTAATGCCGTTGGGAATATTGTTAATGGATACCCCTGATGCTGTTGATATTTTAGGATTATCAACACTACCAGCGTCATTGCTCAGATCGACAGTGGACAACACAACAATTGAGGCCGTAGAATCTGCTAATTGTGTCCCGTTTTTGATAAAATAATTATACGATTGCGAGGTTATTTGACTCTCAGAACCCGTGTCCAATCCCTCAGGAATATCAAGGTAAGCGCGCCCACCATCCCGCTCAGCGTTCTCGTTAGCAATACCAATATGGCCGCGCTCGACATAACAATTACCTAGAGTCACGTCGAACTGGAATGACTGCACTACATCCAGCATAATATTAAACTGTGAAACATATAGATTCACCATAGTAATATTTTGAATAAAATAATACCAATACCGGGGTTGCTCCACTTGCGGGTAATCGTTTTTGACAATAATATAATTATACTGATTCGCTTTATTAAACGGGATATTAAGCTTGACCGGCTGATTGAATCGATGCCCGGACGTATTCGTTACCGTAACGCCGGGAAGAGCATTAAAATAATCGTCTTGCGCTTTATGATCACTAAATTTTACAATATCCCTATAAGACATGTCCCATGGGACAGTACACAGTTTGAATGATGTGTTCGGCGGGAAGTACGCCCATGATAGTCCGTTATCCTGCTCAGTCATATCCTGCTCCTGTCATAAAAAAATAGGACCCATTACTCGTGTAATGAGTCCTATTATACCACTATGCGGTTATGCGACAGTGGTCTTCGATGCCTGCGCCGTTACAGCGAACAGCGTAGCGGATGCCACGACATCACCCGCCGTAAGGCCGGTCATGGATCCGTCAACGGCCACAGTAGCCACGGCCGGCTTATCCACCGACCAGGTGACCAGTGCGGACACGTCGGCCGTCCGACCATCGGTGAGCGTGGCCGTAGCGACCACGTGGCCAACCTTACCGACACCGAGCGTTGCCGGAGCCGCTACCGTGAGATTCGTGACAAACCCGGACTGGAGCCCAAGTAGTCCGTCGCCACTCACTGGCACAGCAACACGGCCCGAAATTTTCTTGACCACTTCCGGCGTCGCCGGGTCAATATACGACACCGTAGCTTCGACAGTGATGGTGCTCGCCGTTTCCCCAAGACCCACGCGCAGCACGCCAGTGTTCGTGACAGTCGTAAACTGCGAGTCAGTGGGCAACTTGGCTCCAGCGATGCTCGCGCCGTTTTCGACAATCTTATACGACACGCCAACATTATTGAGGTTGGGGAAGTTCGCAGACGTGGCATTGGCCACGACCTGCACTACGCCACCACGCTGCACGACGAGCGGCTGTACAGCCGGGTTGCCGAACTTTTGCAACGCGACCTGCAAGGTCGGCGCGTCAATAGTAATATCGCCAAGCGCTTTAATGATTTCCCGCGAGCCGTCACCCTCCCAAAACAGTACGGCCGGCGCGAACGGAGACAACGAAATATCTTCCTTATGATGCAGGAAATAGTTAGTATTTTGGCTAATCGGGTTCATGCCGCTCGTCGTGGTCAAATACTGATAATCCCAAACGTAGAAAAACTGCTTCGTAGTAAGCACGGCCTGCGCTTTTTCCAGTCCGAACATTTCAGACGGAATATCAAAAATGCGAGCATTAGCGGCCATATAATCAACACCGAATGCGGCGGCCAATGCGTCCACATCCATCGCCGCATGGACTTCCGGAGTGGTGAAAAGAATCAAATCATCCCGAGACACTACAGACGGCATATGCGCCGCATTATACTCAGTCCATGGCTTGATAGGCAGCTTGTAAATCATGGCGCGCACGTTTTTCAGCAGCTGTCGCGCCGCCGCCTGCGCGTCCGAGTCAAGCGACACGGACGGCACGTGCACCTTCCAATACCCGCCCATGTTCGCGTATTCCGGGAAAAGATTGCACATCGACAGAAACTCGTCATTATTGTCCGACGTGACGGGCGACTGCATGATTTCCGCATTAAGCATCGACAGTCCACTATCAGCGTTTTCAAAAGCCTTACGAACCTGAGACTCATTAATGGTAATCGGATACCAGTTTTCACGATTAACCGTGTGAAAAACGGACTTAATGGGAGCCTTATACGTGCCGTAAATATCGTCACCCAAATACTCGTTATTCGGGTCGTAGACGTGAGCATTGACCATGCCGACAGCAATTTCCTCTTGCGTGGACCCGTACTGCATGGCGGCGCGCTTGAATTCAGCCAGCGGGTTCTGCCATCGCAGCTTATTAATAGACCGGTTGCCAATCTCATTCACTAGCGCGTCATAAAATTCGTTGCGCACGCTCTCATAGCGCATGAGCGTTTGCAACGTGTCATGCATCGTCGCCTTCGTCGCGGCGGGAATACGCCGCTGGAATTCGGGCGACGCTTCATCCCGAATAAGATTGATAATATCAGCGTTAGTGCCCTGTACCAGCGGCCTAACCTGTTCGCCATTCTGACTCTTAGCCATCATGTCTCCTATAATTGTGGGTAATTATCCTCTATCAGTATATCACTCGTCATCGCGGAACAGATCGTCATACGAGCGCGGCCTATCGTCTGCGGGTTCTTCCGGTTCCGCGACTTCCCCCTGTCCAATACCCATGGCGTCAAGCATGGCCTTGACCTGCGCTACTTCGTCGCGTAGCGCCTGAATCTGCGCGCCATAATCCCCACCGGCATCGGCGGGCGTATCGTCGCCCTCGTCCGGTTCCGGGTTAATATCGTCGTTAGGCGTGTCGACGTGGTCCTGCGGCTTATCGTCGGTCGGCTCGGTAGTGGTATCTGTGGTATCGGTCATAATTGCTCCTTATATAGTAGTGGACGTCGGGTGCAATCGCGCTCCCGACGTCCGTATGGCATGAGAGCCGTTACATCCCGCGTAGCACAGTGGTTATCAGCCCTCAGCCGCGCGGCGAACCCAATCGCCGATTCGCGCGACTCTCACATACAGTCACGAGTGTTAGCTCTGTACCACTCTCAGTGTAGCACAATTTGCTGACCATAATCGTCAACAAAAACACCCCCATGCCTAAACTGCTCCCACGGTATCGGCGCAGAGCGCGATACGCCCGCACACACAAGATTAATATGACCGTCCTGTGTCTCTCCCTGATAGCATCCGGTGTTAAGGATTACGAGTCGTTTGTATCGTGCTTTAATTTTCCATCGTCCCAACCGCGTGGGACTGATGTCAATACCATGCACCTCATCACCCACGACAGCAAAACCATCCGTATTAATGGAGACCACGCGACTATTGGCGCGACATGCCGCAATGAGTGTTTGCCGCGCATACGCATTCACAAACATGGCAATGGGGAGATAGTGGCGCGAATTTTTAGGCGTTTCATGCTTAATGGACCACAATAGCTCATTCGATTCGCTATCCCACTGCGGCTCTAACAGACTGTCGCGCGGCACGGTCCCGAATTTTCCTACCAGCGAGTTCAACATGAGTTTAGCAATATTGCGCTGCGCGCCTTTACTTGTTGATTTGAGCGCATACCAATGGTCAACATAATCGGTAAACATGTCGCGTTGCGCCTTGAATTTCCAACCGCGCTCAACTTCATACACGCTCACGTCATAATTATCATAGAGTAATTGCTGATCAATGTCGGTCAGTGCCATGGTGATATAGCCGCGCGTCGACGTTACGCTACTTGCCCTATCGCCTGACAGCATGTCCATGACGCCTAAAAATGCGTAGCCGTCACGTTTCATGTCGGCCCGAAACGTCATGACATCGATATGACGCGGCATATCTTCATCATTGACATATGCGCCACTATAGGCTACCGGCTTGCCGCAAGGGAGGGGCTTATTGCGAAGTTGCGTCGGATACATGCTGTTGCAATCATAGTCGACCACGTTTTCATATGTTCCCGGCTTGCACGCAATATAGCCGCCAAGATATCCGGTGCGCATATCGTTTTCCCACTCGGCGGGGATGGTGGGAAAGTTGCGCATAAATTGCGCACCGTTTTTTGCGTAATCAGCCATAGCGGCACCGCCGATGGTCATGCCTGAGATATTGAGATCAGTGCATGAGCGCAGCGCTCGCACACCCGCCTCTAGTGGCGTATCCCCGCCATAGGATTGCTGGAGCTTGAGCGCCGACGTGGTGCGTAGGAGGTTGCTTAACAAAAACATGCGCGTCGGCACGCCCTCGCTATTGCGATATGTGGCGTGATATAATATACGATTCGTACCACATAGGACACTATACGAATTTTTACGCCCATTGCTCAGCATGATGCCGTGAGACATCATGGATGCGATCCACGATAATATGGTATCTTCGCTCGTACAATAGATAATGTTAGGTTGTGTGGCTGATATCATCATGCGAGTTATTTTCCGCAAATCAAATGTGTCAGTTTTACCGTTAATATCGGCTATAATATCCCCGTCAATGATATAATAGTGCTCCATATGTTTAATGCCTTTTTGCCATCTCAAAAAAGTCTAATATTTGTTTTTTGGCCTTAGCTTTTTGGTCTTCGCTCTCAGAAACAAATTTGAATTTATTGTTTTTCGCATATTTCCGTACCGTCTCCCACGATTCATGTTCGGGAGAGTTGCCGATAAAATTACGAATAGCTTTACCAAACGACGTATTATTCATAAGCCATCGTACTTGCTTATTAGTGAGCCGCGAGAATTGGTGCGCCACGTCTTTACCTAGAGCGCCCTTGAGCTGGGCTTGTCGCAAAAAACGCAAGTACTGTAATTGCGTTTTCTTCTGCTTGACGCGCTTCTTACTTCTATCCCTTTTAGCTTTCTTATACGACTTATCGAGTTCGTCACGCTGTCGCTCACTCGGAGATTTCACACGCTTGGCGGCGTCCTTAAGCTCTTTTTTGAGCGTCTCTGCGGGCATTCCTTTAACAAAATCGGGATTATTGAGCACGTTAACAGTGTTGAGCATGTCGCGTAATTCTCGGCTACCGCTCAGTGCATGACTCATCACGTTAGGGTTCGGCGCGTCAAGGCCATGACGTTCGCGCCATTGCTGTTGCTCTACCGTCCGACTTTGCCGTAAGGCGTTATATTCTCTTGCGCGCCCCAATTTTTCTCGCGCCGCAACTCGACGACGCTGCTGCTGTCGCAACGTTTTTTGCCGCTTGACGGGGGCGCTCGCTATGTCAGCATCCGAGATCAGCGGCCGCGATGCCAGTTCTCTATCAAGTTTCGTCGCATGGATTACCGGCACGTTATAATAATCCTCTTGCGCCGCCCGCACTATCTGAGCTTTTCGCGCTTCCTGTTTCGCCCCATACAGTTGAGCCGCTTGGCGTAGTTGCGGTACGGTAAGATTGTCAAGTTTGTCCATGTTGACTTGGTTCAATGCGGTAATGGTGCGTTGCGCTTCGCTCCTGTGCACCTGTGCGCTCAATGTTGCTACATGCTGTTTTCGTGCTCTGCGCACGGCCCGTGACGCCATATAATCCCCCGCCTGTCTACATGGATAAGACAATGGGACCGTATCGCATTGACGGTATACGACACGGCCCCATTGGGTTAGGTGATGGTTAGCAAGGATTGCCAACCATCACTAGTATAGCACACTAATCGAGGACAAGGGTCTTCAGCGTGTTCTTCGATGCCAACGTGGTCGCCTTGACGTGCACGGTCAGCGGCTCCGGCCAATTCGAGCCGAACGCGGCCACAAGATTGTACGCAGACCGAGCGATACCAGCCGACTGCGAGTAATATCCCGTGCCGTCAGCACCTACCAGCGTCGTACCAATGCACGGCACTTCCTCACCCGTGTTGCGGTCAATTCGGACGCTGTGAGTCTGCGCCACGCCAGTAATCTTTATCGGCTTGTCTTTCATATCATCCAAAGACTGCGCGTTATTGACCGCGTTAAACACGGCCTTGCGCTCTTCAAATGTCTTCGGGTTCAGCGTGTTCACCAACTGAGACACGGGACGGCTCTCGGTTTCTTCAATTTCTCCAGTAGTCGCGTTCACGGTTGCAATTTCGTTAGCCATAATATTCACCTATACCTATCTATTGTTTGTTTATTATTCTTCTACTTCGGACGGCGATTCAGACACACGCTTAGGCGTGTATTCCTCATCGTCGCCAAACTTTGCCATGCCATAAAAATCATGTTCTGACATTTCAGCACGCTGCTTATGCCATGAAAACTCGCGGGGGAGAAAATCGGGCCATTCGCGGCGCGCCTTGCGCTTCAAATATTCCACGTCCTCATGTTTTCCATCAATGACGTGTTCCTGTTCGAGCATATCACCGGCCGGCGTCATTTCAACACCCTTAGCCACCACATAGTAATGAGTACGGACTACCGTACCGCCCTTAATTTTTTCTGCCATAATATTCACCTATCCTTAAATTGTTTATCAGCGTTCAAGTCGAACACCCACGAATCAGTATACTGAGTAGTATCAAGTTTGTCAAAACTCAAGAAACACCGTGAAACCATGTACTCTAATTCAGGATGATCGGGGAACATATGTTGCACATCGAACGCGCCACCCTGAACAAGATGGACAAGTACCATCCAGCCTATCATAAATGGCCGGTATATGATACCGGTAATTTCTTCGACATCTAGGGCACTATTAAGCACCTCAAGCCGCGTAGGATGCTCCGACAAACTAGCGCAAATATGAGCCATTTCCACAACACTATCACGAATAGCAATCTGAGAGCCATCATGCGAGTATAATTCATCGAGCATCATACAACCACGGCAAAACAACTCCCAAGGAGCGCCCTTACTGATCTTGCGAAGCGAAAGCCGTTTCAGATTACCTCTAAACAACATAGCGATACGTTTGGAGCCATGCACTGGGTCGTCGTCAAAGACACGACGGTCACGTACCGGTATGTACAATTGTTCATTATAGCGCTTCACGCTCTTACGACGATTATGCCACGGTTGCAACACAATACACCACCTTTCCTAAAAGTCAGGGATATCATACACGTTTTCTAAAAGACGCGCATCGTCCTCATCCACATTCTCCACACCATCCGCGAAACCATCCTGATAACCTCGGGCATAGTCGCCATGATAACATTTTGGCACGTCGTACAAGTCGGGACCGTCAATTCTACCCTCTTGACCGGTTTTCAAATCAAGCCAGCCACGATAATACCCCTCAGCAAAATAGTGTTCAGCGCCATCGGGATTATATCGAGTAAACTTATCAGTACACCAAGCGCGTAGAAAATCTAGCATTATATATTGCTCCTTACGTATTCAACACCAACAGCCAACGCAATACAACATAGTAATGTAAGAAAACCCGGCATGTCAATCACCTCACCTTTAACGACAAATTATTATACTTCACAACATTAATGACAAAATTCGCAACGGCATTAACATCCGCCTGAGTAGCCGAACCAAAAGCCCTCGGCTGATACACGACAGTACCATTATCATACAAAGTCAACTTGCCAACAACCGGCTGGACCTCACACCTCTTCGCAAAATGAGACAGATCATAACTCGTATAACCAACATTCTCATTCGTCACACCACACTCAGTCTCAACAATTTCAACATGACCAATAAAAGCAAGACCATTAAAATTCATCATAATCACCTAACCTAACCAAAACCATCGCACCTTGCAACTAAAACAAATATACCACACCACAACACAAAACACAAAAACACAACACCCCGGGCGTGTCGCAGGCGAAAACACACAAAACACAAAACCAAGAAACACAAAACAAAACCACAAACAAACACGAAAAAACACACAACAAAACACGGACAAAAACAAATAAATAAAACACATTAAAAACACAAAACAAAACAATACGAAAAAACAAAAAAAACGGGACGTGAAATAAAATGATACAAAAAAGA